TCATCATCATCGCAAAAGTGTTCGTTAAGTTCTTTTGTATCAATCACTTCAACATCTGCTCCCTGATAGTTTGCCAATCAAACGGCATCTCACTATCAAGACCAAATCTATTCTTAGCTTGGAAGCCTGGTGTCTCTTGTGTAAAGATAGTCCTGTCTCCTTGCTTTAGTTTAGTAGTCATGCCACCGCCTTTACCTTTTACTTGGATAGTACCTATCTTGTAATTAGCAAAGAATACTGCGTCACTATGTTCTATAACCAAGTCAGCTGCTTTTCTGTGCAACTTAATTTGATGGCGATCATGTGGTTCGCTTGATGGATCTTCGTATCTTCTTACTTCATTGTGTGCAATCTGTAAGACAGTAAAGCCTTTGTCTCGCAACTGATTTAGTAAAGAAAGATACTCTTTCCATACCTCTAAACAAGCGGCATAGCCTTTTCCGTATGCTGGTGAGCTGATATCTGGCCAACCATTCTTTTCACAAACATAATCGTGCATTAAAGTTTCTAACCAATCTAAACTATCTACAATGACAGTTTTAAATTCGCTATCTTCTTCTATTAAAGACTTTAAGTTATCTTGTAGTTCAACATAAGTTTTAGCTACAGGAAAGTGGGGACACTCAATCTTACCAATGCCATCTTCTGCTTGCACTATGATTGGTTTGTTCATTGTTGCGCCAAAAGATGTTTTACCAATTCCACCAGGACCATATAAAACTATGATTGGTGGTTTAAGTTTTGCCTTTTGCCTAATATTAGCTAACGACATTATTGCACCTCAATCTTTTTTTCTTCTGTTGGCTCTAATATGTTTTTCATACGAGCCTCATAAGAACCAAGTAAAGTATTTAAGTCATCAATGTCATTGTTGGCTTTAATAATAAACTCATCTCTGATTTGTTTCTTCTCCTGCCAACGAGCCATCAACTCTTTTGCATTGTCTGGCATTTCATTTATCTTATGTTCCTTGCCATCATCCGCAAACTTTATTGTTGGTTCATCAACATTTTCAGTTTTATTTTCTTCTACCATTTTAGTCTCCCTTTTGGTTTTGTTTATATGTATCACACGCATCTTTAGCATTACACCAACGGCATCCGTCTTTGCTATAGTTGTATGTGGGTATCTCCTCAAAGCAAGCCTCGGCTGCTGGCTTTAAAGTTTCATAAGCCCATTCAACTAAGTTAATAGCTGATATGGAATATGATCTAATTGGACCATCCTTGTGCCAACCTCTTGGTTGTACTATGGTCATCTGAACTGTACAGTCATCTCCGTATCTTGATAATGCACCAAGTGCATAGATACGCATTTGTGGGTTGTCTGCTTCTACTGCCCACTTACCAGATTTAAGATCTATTATCTCAATCATATCTTTACCAATAAGAATCGCATCTGCTGTTCCCCATAAGTCTGCATGTATTTCTGGCATATTAACTTTTTCTTCTATTAATGGTCTTGCTACGTCAAGCTCCATCATTCTCTTGTCTATATAATCTACATAAGTGTTAGCACAATCAATCATCTCTTGGTCTACTGTAATGTCAAAGTCCTCTACATGGTGTGTTGTACCAAGATAGTATTCTTCTAGTGTTAGGTTGTTTAGCCTTCCTTTAAGTAGTGTCTCTACCATTTCGTGAATCAATGTACCTGTCGCTGCTGGTATGCCTACTTTATATTCAACCTGCATGCTCGCTAAGAGTTGTGGCATGCCAGGGCAAGCCATCCAAATCTTTGCTGTTGAAGGTGAAAGTTTAGCGTGCGCCATGGACAGAAATATAAGAGTCGTTTTCCATTCTTTTCACATCATCAAGATCGTATTTAATCTTACCGCCAATCTTAAAATAGCTTGGACCTTGTCCTCTATAGCGTCTATTGTCGATTGTTTTCTTGCTGACTCCCCATCTCTCTGCTAGTTCGTCAACCTCTATGGTATTTGATATGTCAAAATTCTTTTCTAATATTTCCATAAATTTCCCTTTTATTAATATTTTTGTTTATAATAAACCATTATTACTAATTATCAAGTAATATTTTAATAAAATTTGGGAGAAATTAATGATGAATAAAACAGTATACGCACATACTAACTTAGGAACTGAAGAGGAATGGGATCAAGCAATAGATAGGCTTGCAACCAATAACCAAGTAGCTGGAACGCATTACAAGCAATCCAAGATACAACCTATAGATTATATATATGCTAACAACCTGTCTTATAACTTAGGTAGTTGTTTAAAATATATAACCAGAAGTAAAGGAGAGAAACAGGATAGGGTGACTGACTTGTTAAAGGCCAAACACTTTATTGATCTTGAACTACAGATGGTTTATGGAACAGATGCTAAAGGTAATAAAATAGGAGATTATTCAATAGAAGTTTCTCTTTAACTATGAGGTAGCTATGAATTTATATGAGTTTGATGATCGTATCTTAAACGAAAGAAACGGAAGAAAGCCTATATATGTGAACAAACATCTTGCTAAAAAGTTTAAGGATTTTTGTGAGAACCAACAGAAATCACCACATCAGGTGGCTGAGTATCTAATATCTTTAGGTATGAACTCTGTGAAGTATTACGAAAAACCTAAAGTGTCTGTTGACATCGAAGCTCTTTAAATAGGTTTTTGGTATTCTCTAGCGTGTCCCACGCTTGAACATCCTCGTCTTTAAAACTTATCTGCTTTAGACCTTCTGGAAACATAAACTGAACTGTTTGATGTTTTAAAGCAACCAAGGCATAAACATCTATAGCATCTTCTGTATAGAATCTTTCTTTAGTATAAGCACCACGTCTAAAATCATATATCCATGACACTCTACAGTTTTGTATTTTAGATTGTGTTTTAACCTGGCACTTATAAAGCTTATGGTCAACGTCAAAGATAATGTCTGCTTCTGCACTATGTGGAACTATCATCACAGTATCTGCGTGTAAAGAAAGTAGCGAGGCTACTAAGTATTCTCCAGATCGGCCAACTCTTTCTGATTGGCGTGGCATGAGGTTATTGTGGAGGAGTTGGTTTTTCTAACTTATTTAGCTTTTCAAGTAAAACTTCCATGCTTGGAGTTTTTATACCAACATCACTACCACCCAATATATTAGCTTGAAATGCTATAACTTGTGGGCTTATTGGCGCTTTAGCAATATTTTCAAAACCTTTGGGTATATAGTTCTGTAGAATACCTGAAAAAGTTTTTTTATCAGACAATTCTTTTGCAATCATTTTTAAAGATGCTGGATTAGTTTCTATCAAAATTTTTGTTAATTCATCTGCTGCTGCTCTAGCAGCCCTTTCTTGCAATTGTGGATTATCTGCTTTTAACATACTGTAAACCAAACCTACAGGACTTAAATTTTGGAAGTCGCTTGGTTGTACCAAACCTTTAACAGTTGACACAGCCTCTTGTCTACCAGCAGTTGCGCTGTTTCCTACTATTAAATTAGAAGTATCTTTTATATCAATTTCATCTGTTAGGTTATCTATAAATTTATTAAATTTAGCATCTCCAGATTTTCCAGGTTCAAATGTACTTCTAAGTAATTTTCTACTTCTAGGTGTTTTTATTATATTAAAAGCCATATTTGCTCCTCTTCCACCAATAGCAACAGATTTTTCCATTTTTTCAGTTATGTTATTTAGAACACCATTTCTAAATGCCTCCAATTCAGATTTAGACATTGTGGCTATTTCTTCAGCAATTTCTTCTATATTTTGCCCTGGAGCATCAAACTTTCTACCCAACTCTAGTTTATCCATTATTGCTGTTTTTTCAGACCATTCATCTCTAGCTCTTTTATATGTCTTATTATGTTTATCCATATAATCTAAAAAATCATTTTTTGTAGCTTTTTGTAAATTTAATTGTTGTGAACCAATACCACTCAAAGGAGTCCTTCCAGTATAAATTGCATCATCTAAACTTAGTTTCATCCAATGTAATAGTTTTGTGTCTATTGCTTTAACAAGATATCCTTGTTCTGTATACATTTTGCCATTTTTCAAATTAATTCTTGGTAGTTTTACACCTGCTTCAGCCGCTAATTCGTATGCTTTTTTAAAAGCATCTCTTGCACTTGGTTTTTTTAATATTTCTACAAATTCGTCATCAACAGGTATTTTTTTCTCCATTGCTTTTTTATATAACAATTTACCACCCTCTGATCTAGCAGATTCTAATGCTTTATATGTATCAAAATAAGATGCTTTAGAGCCAAAGGCTTCTTGTAAGTCTGATTTTATTCTTGTCAACATCCCTTCATTTCTTTTTTTAAGAAAATCTTGTGCTTCTTTTTTTCCTTTACCAGGTAAAACATTTACAGCATCTAAATATGCTCTAGTATTTGGACCTATATCTGCTAAAGAATATTGTTTTCCACCCCTGTCTGTTATGTATTTTATGGCAGAGTTTATATCTGTTTTATCATAA